ATGAGCATGAAATGGATAGTATGCGATGACGAGTGGGGTGGCAAAATGGCAACTAATTACAAGTACATGAAAGCCAAATCTGGACAGACTTCATCCACACTCAGGAGAGCATACGGCAAAGACCATGAGGATATAAAGCGACTGGCTATGCTTTGCGGTACTTCAAATGATTCGGATATCATAACAGACAGCAGTAACAGGCGTATCGTTCCCATACACGCTTCTTCAATTGACCTTAATACTTACTACGCTATTGACAAGACGGACGCTTTAATCGAAGCGTACCACCGATATACATCTGGAGGCGAATCGCCTTTCCTTAATGCTGAGGAAAATGAACTTCTTCAACTTATTTCGTCAAACAACACCGCTCCCGATGTAAATGAGGAACTACTTTCCAAATATTACGAAATATGCGAACCGGGTGACCCGTATTCGATTACCATGACTGCCTCAGATATTGCAACTTTTCTTCAATCCAAGACCCAACTAAGAATATCAAATGTTGTTTTGGGTAAAGCGTTGAACCGATTAAAATTCTTAAAAATTACTGAGAGACGAAACTCTCAACCCCGGACGGTCTATCTTGTTCGACCAATTTCCGGACAAACTGAATAATTTCCTCCGAACTTCTCATTACCTTAACTTCAACGCCCTGCTCCATCCATTTTTGGTGCAGGGCTTTTTGATTTTCTGATAATTTGCCTTTTTCGCATTTAACTTCGATGTAATGCGTTTTTCCCTGCCAGATGAACACAAGGTCGGGAACGCCTGAGATAACGCCCTGAGCCTTAAATTTAGCCCCTTCACGAGCATTTGAGAACATTCCGTTCGGAACATGGAACAAACAAAGCCGAGTTTGGGGCAATTTGTTCCAAATTTCCATGATGGCTACCTGTTGAATTTTGCTTTCCGAGGCGAGGGGGTTGGTCGTAGTTGGGTTGTTTTTCATCTTACTACACTAAACGATTTAATTTTCAATAAGTTACGGCATTTGTAGTAGGTAGAGGTGGTAGTTTTTGCCGTTTAAACTATTTTTCAAAATTAATTTTCAAAATTGAATTGAAGAAAAAAAATTTAAAAAAAGTTAAAAATGCAAAAACAACCTACTATCTTACTCTAATATAAATAAATATATTAATTAATAATTATAATATATTTATTATTAGAGAGTTATAACTTGAAGTTTTTTTCAAAAGCGTAGTAAGTTGAGGAATTTTTCAACTTACTACAACTACCTACAACCTACTACACGAAAAAATTCATATTATACTAAAGTGCTCATTATTAAACAATTACAAATAAACCTAAATAAATTCAAATGAAATAAAACGAATGAAAATAAAATAATGTAAAACATACTACTTTTGCCCCATGAATCATTACAAAAAACAATCAATCGAAACTTTCGAAATGATGTTGAAAGTTTACGGAACGGAAAAACTCATTCACTTTTGCGAAATAAATGCTTTCAAATATCGGATGCGTGCAGGCTATAAAGATTCTGCCGAGCAAGATATATCCAAGGCAATCTGGTACGAGAACAAAGCGAACGAGTTGAAAGAATCAAAGTAATTTCGTATATTTGCGAAATTCAGCATTGAATCAAAATGGCAAAAAGACAACCAGTTAAGCCAGTAGGGTTGACCGCACCCGAAGCGGTAAAAAATAAAGGGGGCAGACCCACAATATTTACTCAAGAATTAGCAGACCGAATCTGTGATGAAATAATGAAATCAGAAAAGGGTATTTTTGCCTTATCTGAATCACTTGATTGGTTTCCTGCACCCAGTTCTATTTATTTATGGCTTGACCAATACCCAAAGTTTTCGGAGTGTTATACGCGGAGCAAGCAAGCCCAATCAGACCGAATGGCTGAATCTTGTCTGGTTATTGCAGACGATTCAAGCGGAGATGCAATCGAAACCAGCAAGGGCTTAGTTGAAAATCGTGAATTTACAAGCCGTTCAAAACTCCGAGTTGAAACAAGAATGTGGCTGATGGAACGGCTCTCTCCGAAAAAATACGGCAAGTTATCACAGGAGGCAGACCCAGCAAACAATCAAGCCGAACAATACCAACCGCCCCAAATAACCGTAAACATATCGAAGGAGGCTATTGATAAACTGAACAAATAAAATCATGGAAACATTTACAGCAGATTACGCAAGACAATTAGTCGAACGCTCCAAACTCAAAGAACTTGGATTGATTTTGGCAGACATCCACAGCGTTGCCGAAACCGGAGCAACTGAACTTGTATTGAGTTACAAGTTGAAAAACAACACCGAATTTGAGTTGAACAACCTCGGGTTCATGATTGAGACTAACGATATCTACACCTTCATCCGGTGGTAAAATGACCGAAGCCGAAGCCATCCAATTACATAAAGTTCTGGAAACAAAAACAGCCGAACTGATGGAGCATTTCGACACGGTTCAAATAGTAGTAACTCGACACAACCGACTGGATGAAACTACGGATATGATGTCCAGAGGTCGGGGCAATCTTTACGCTCGGGTCAGTTCAGTTGATGCTTGGCTTGAATCAATCGAATGACCGAACTAAATTGAGCCAATTGCGTATAAGTCAATATGACATCAGAGGTATATTTAGAAGATTGCGTTTCAGGAATGAAACGATATGCTGACAATCATTTTGACTTGGCAATAGTTGACCCACCGTATGGGATAAATGTAAATGTTTCAATAGGTAGAAGAAAAGGAGATAAAAAAAGCAATTATCACAAATTTGCAGGCAATGATAATTCCATTCCAAATGAAGAATACTTTGATGAATTATTTAGGATTTCTAAAAATCAAATTATTTGGGGAGGTAATTACATGACCGAATATCTTACTCCAACTCCATGCTGGCTGTTGTGGGATAAAGGGTTTTCAGAAGAAGTTACTTTTGCTCAATTTGAAATGGCTTGGACTTCTTTTAATTCAAGTGCAAAAAAATATAATTATAACACAGCAAGACAACAAAATCGCATCCACCCAACACAAAAACCTGTTGCTTTATACGATTGGATTTTATCAAAATACGCCAAGCCAACCGACCTAATCTTAGACACCCATTTAGGCTCAGGTAGCAGTCGAATTGCATCGTACAAAGGCGGTTTTAATTTTGTTGGATTTGAAATTGACCCTGAGTATTTCAATAAACAAAACAGACGCTTCAATGACTTCAAATCTCAACTAAGATTGTTTTGACCGAACTAAACGAAGCCCAGCAACAAGCGTACTATTTGCTCCATCATTCCGAGGCTAAGGAGGTTCACATGGTTACGGGCGTTGGAGTAGGTAAGACCTTCATGCTCGGGATGGCTTCGATTCCATTCTTATCCGTACCGAATAGCCGAGGTCTTATTTGTGCCCCTACCGTACCGATGATGAAGACTGCCACCTTGCCCGGAATCGAATCGGCATGGCAACGGGCAGGATTACAACCAGAACGAGATTACATCGTAAACAGGCAGATGAAGGGCGTTAAGCCTTATTCCCGTATCGGGTCGGAGAATGTTATTACCTTTCGATGGGGGTCTTATGCTGTATTAACCAGCCTCGAAAATTACAACACCGTAAACGGGTCGGAGTGGGATTGGATTGTGGTGGATGAAACTCGTGATGTCCGAAACTTTGAGTTCGCCTTGGGTAAACTACGGGCAAGGATGCGTGGTCAAACTTTCAAAGGATTGAATCTTACCCATAAAATCCTAACCGCTACCACTCCACCCGACAATGTCAAGTACTATCTCGAACTCAAAGAAGCCAGCCAAATCGAATCAAATCGAATTGCAATAGTTCAGGCTGAATCCTATGTCAATCAACACAACCTACCACAGGGATACATTGAGCAATTGGAAGCCACTCTTGACCCGCAGACATTCAAGCGGGAAGTATTAGCCCACCTTATTACGGCACAATCGTCAATCTACGCTTATTCATTTACCCGTTCAGTTCATGTCGGCAAGGTTGATGAAGACCCGAACCTGCCTATTTACATTTCATTCGATTTTAATGTTAGCCCAATGACTTGTATTTATGCTCAGCACACGCCAGACAGGAAGCGAATCAGGATAATCGGAGAGGAACGGATAATCAATTCTGATGTCACCGAACTATGCCAGCGTATCAAAAGCAAATACCTGAACCAGCACAGGTTGATATTGACTGGGGACGCTTCTGGAAGAAACAGAACGACAATTTCAAAAGGGCTATCCAACTGGAAAATAATCAAAGGCGAACTGGGTGTAAGTGAGGCTCAGATACGATTACTTTCGGCTAATCCGCTCAGCGTGGATTATATCGTACTACTAAACAGCATGCTGGCTAAGCATGGTAATATCATGATTGATTCGGGTTGTAAGTATTTAATTCAAGACATGGAGTTAATGCAACGGGCAGATGATTCGGGCAAGAAAGCACCAGACGCATTGACTGGTCACTTATTCGATTGTGCCGAGTACTACCTTTGGACATTCCATCGGCAGTTTTTGGATAGATTTGCTAAAAAGGGTAACTTTACATCAATATGAGCAACCTTAAAAACATTTACACCGATTCAAATGGCATCGAATGGCGTTCATTCGAAACATGGGGAGATATTCCAGCCAATCGAGTTATACCTGCTGACCTTGCCGTTCGTAGGGCTTCGATGGGATTGAATCCAGAACGATTGGTTCAGGCGTTTGAAGAAATTAAACAAGATTTAAACGCTGGTAAAATAGTCGATGGATTTGCCAAGTTTGACCAACTTCAAAAGCGAATCAACGACATTCCAGACGAATCATTACTGCAAGATTTAGCCTGTGTATTCGTGATTCATCCCGACGAAGAACCGCTTGACTTCGACCCAAAAATGCAACGGACGAAAATCGAACTATGGAAGCAGGACGAAGAAGCACGGTTTTTTTTTATTCAGTTGGCAGTGCGTTATACAATGGACTTATCGGACATCTCCGACGCTTATATCCGTATGCATATCCTTCAAAGGAGTTTGATGGAGTCGAGCGACCCAAGCAAGAGTATCTTTCCCTTAGCCGAAACTGGGCTGATGAGTTCTCAACCTGCGTAACCGAAGTGAACTTATTACATCGCATGGCTTGCAACGGTTCGATAACTGAAATTAAAATGCTTGAACGGATGCCAATTGAAGAGTACGCCTCGACGATAAACGCATGGAAATACGAGTTACATTTAAAACAAAAAAGCGTTAAGGTATGATGGTACTAATATTTTTAATCGGAGTAATTTGCGGAATCGCACTAACAGCATTCACTTATGGCGAGCGTTAACAGACAATACAGACGAGGCTTAATTCGTGCCGTTATTGACGATACCGGAAAGGTCATCGGTCATGTAAAAAAGACGAATCGGGGCAAATGGGTTGATGTGAAACTAAAATAGGGCGGGTTCGTTTAAGGTGGTATGATAACAAGACAACAGTATTTAAACGCCTTGGAAATTATTGACCTATATCACAGGCAGAACGAAAAGAGTGGTTTAACTTTAATTCAAAATTGGGATAAGTTCAATAAATGCAGTATCAGATTAAGGAGTGTTTTGCAAAAACTGATAGACTATAATGATGAAAGATATGGGATATACATTGAAAAAATAAACATAGAAAAAATGAAACTTATTAGAAATTGTGGTCAAAAGTCAATTGACGAGTTTGTTGAATTAAGGGGGTATTAATCCCATTTTTTTCTTACCTTTGTCTTGTCCTCCCCGGACTTAGGCTGACCAAGCCATATTGGGTTAAATTAAGTAAAACCGATGGCTCAAAATATAGTTTTCCGAGTAGTTGCCGATACCCAGCCAGCAGTGGATGGGATGAATAAGTTGGACAACGCAACCAAAAAAGCAAAGAATGATGTTTCTGGTCTTGATGACGCACTTGGTAAAATCGGTGGCATGGTTGCTGGTGCGTTTGCAGTTGAAAGATTAATTGCATTCGGAAAGGAAGTGTTGAATGTTACGAAGCAATTTGAATCTATTCAGATACGACTTAATTCAATTGCAGGCGGTGCAATTGAGGGTCAAAAAGCCATGGATGACCTGCGAATATTGGCGAATAAATTAGGACTTGAATTTAAAGGGTTAGCAAACGAATATGTGAATTTCGTAGGTGCTGCGAAAGCATCGGGAATGGAGGTAAGTAAAGCCGATAAGATATTCAAGTCAATGTCGGTTGCAATTGCCGGGTCAGGTGCGAGTGCGGAAAGTGCTGGTCGTGCCATGACTGCATTAACTCAAATGATTGGGAAAGGAAAAATCTCAGCCGAGGAATTGCGTGGGCAGTTAGGAGAGGCACTTCCTTCGGCTATGGGAATCATGGCTAAATCATTAGGAGTTACCACACAACAACTCGATAAGATGATGGCGAATGGAGAATTACTGGCATCGGAAGTTCTCCCCAAATTCGCAACCGAAATGGAAAGAGCGTTTGGAGGCGATGCGGAAAAGTTGGCAGATGGACTTCAAGGTAGTTTGAATCGACTTTCAAACGCATGGGATTCTTTTATGCTGAATATAGGTAATTCTGCCCCGTTTGATATTGCTATTAACTCCTTGACTGGATTAATTAACGCAGTTGATAGAGGAGTTCAGGTATTGACGAAAGGAACTACTGAGGCTTATTTAAGTGGCAAAAAAACCGAGCAGACTTTACAGGCTCAGGCGGTCATAAAAAACATAAATCAAAAACTTGATGAAAAGCAATTAACAATTGACCAGAAAAAAGAGGCTTTAAATAAATTACTCGAAACTGGTCAGAAAAAAGAAAACGAATTATTATTAGAGAGGGGCAAAGTAAGAGCAGATATAGAAAGAGGCGGTGCAGGTTATGATGCCAAACGCAGACTATTTGATTTATTTGAATTAGTTCAAAAGCAACAAGTCTATAACGAAGCGGTTAAGTCTGAAATAAAATTATTGCAGGATGAGGGTTCGGAAAAAGCAAAAACAACAACTTTGACCGATGCCCAAATTAAATCACTCGAAAAGGAACGAAAAGAGCGTGAGAAGTTGCAAGCATTAAAAGAAAAAGAACAATACGATGCTGATATGCAAGCAATGAACGAAAAAATCAAAAACGAGAAAATTGTTGCAGATACAATGTTGAGTATAACCAAATTTAATGATGATAGAAAATTAAAAAATAGGGATGAGTATAACTCTAAGATTAGAATTAAAATACAAGGTAGTGACCAAACCGTTGAAGAGATTACAAAGAGTAATTTTGAAAGAGAATTAAGGCTACTGAATATGCAGTACGATGAAAAATTAATAAAAGATGAAGGTTATCTAAAAGCATTAGCCAAACTAAGAGAAAAATACGGTCTTAAGGAAAAGAAAAATCTTGAAAAAACTGAAACTGATATTATTAATATAAAAGCAAGTAAAGAACAATTGGTAAGGCAGATGGCAATTGATTCAGCCAGAGGAACGGTTGATACGATTATGGCTTACAGGCAAAAAGAACTTGATGGTGAGGCTGAAATGGTTGAGAAGCAAAGGCAGGCAGGGTTAATCGGTCAGGAACAATATGACCAACAACTTCGAGCAATTAAACGCAAGCAAGCCGTTGCAGATAGGATTAATGCTATTGCTCAAATCGCAATCGGTACAGCCGTTCAAGTTGCTTCTAACCCACTACCACTTGCACCTTTTATAATCTCCTTGGGTGCGATTCAAACCGGTATCGTACTTGCCCAGCCAATGGCATACAACAAAGGAACAAAGCGAGTACCAATGATGCGAGGTGCGGTTAGGGGGCGTGATTCCGTTCACGCTATCTTGACACCAGACGAGCGTGTTGTTCCTGCTGATATCAATACACAGCCCGGTTATTCGGCACTACTTGATTTGGCTCAGGACAAAAAGATAAGCGACAAAGAGGCTGGCTTCTTGGCGGAACTTGCCACATCAGGAATGGGGCGAACGAATACTTCGCAAACAATCGACCCTGATACGATTGGTCGTGCAATTGCTAAGTACATTCCGCATACCAATGTGGCTATTAACGAGAGAGGCATTGCGGTCATAACAGAACGAAGCCAGACCGAGATACGAAGACTAAGAAGGAGGATATCTTAATGCTACACATAAAGATTAACGGCACACCGATACAGGGCAGGATAGAAGGGTTAGAAGATTTCACTCTAAACTATTCGAGAGATTCCGAAACAGGCAGAACGCAAAAGTCATACACGAATCAATTGAAGTTTTATGATGATGGCTTTGCAATAATCTATCCTCTTATGGTTGCTAACCCAAACGGATTAAATCAATCCGCAACGGTTGAGGTTTGGGATGACTGCTGTAATGCTCCAGTGTATCGCGACCTTATCATTCGTGGTGATATGGTTGACTTTTGTGCAAACGATTGCTTCGTAACTTGCCGATTAACACGACAAGACCCAGATGAACTAATTTATCAGTGCCTAAGTAAATACGAGATAAGTTCAAACCGAAACGGATATTTCAACCACCCACCAAGCGGACAACCTAAGTTTCCGTTGGTAGTTTATTGCAATGAGTTACGCCCGAATTGGTTGATGGCGTCTTTATTGATTACCATTTTTTTTAATTTATGGATAGGTTTATCTTTAATTCCATTTATTATAGCAATAATTGTTTCTATAACATTTTTCCTATATGGAATTTGTCAATTTTTGCGTGGACTGGAAAATATTATAAATTCATTTTTACCGGGCAATCCCGTTAATTTAACGCCCACAATTTGCGACCAACTAATTGATGACCCTCTTTTTCTTATAAAAGAGGCAAAGAATTTTATTGATAGAATTATTGAAAACTTTATCGGGTGCGGACGCAAGCATCCTACTCCATTATATCGGCAGTACA